GTTTATAGTTCTCAAACTACCGAAGAAATTGCAAATTTTGGAACTAACGATGTCAGTCTTGCACAGATTGATTGGTCTAAAAAAGGTAACTTTACAGTTGGAGAATCTAGTGAAAATGGTGTGCAGTGGGTATTTATCACTAACTAAAATATTTACGTTAGTTATTCTTACAATAATTCTAGTTATGGCATCGTGTGGTTTAGCCCCTGCCTGTGGTATACTTACTTAATGAAATTCTATACAAACATTACTCAATGGGGTAATCAACTTCTACTGCGTGAAGTGGTCAATGGTGAACGTCTTGTCCGTAAGGTAAAGTATTCACCAACCCTTTACGCTCCTGTTGGTTCGCCTACTTCTTACAAAACTCTTGATGGTAAGTATGTAACACCTGTTACACATGAAACAATCAAGGAAGCAAAGGAGTGGGTTGACAACTATAAGAACCAGCCTGATTTAGTTTATGGTAGTACCATGTATGCGTACAACTATATTGCTGATGAGTATCCTAACAGAGTGGACTATGACATTGACAAGATATTGATTGTAACAATTGATATTGAGGTTCAGTGTGAGAATGGTTTCCCTAATCCTAAAGATGCGGCTGAGCCATTGTTGTCTATTACGGTCAAGAACCACCAAAGTAAAAAGTTTGTTGTGTGGGGTGTCGGTAAGTTTGTGAATAATCGTGAAGATGTAACCTATGTCGAGTGTAGTGATGAACTACATCTGATTAAGGAGTTTCTTGTCTTTTGGGAAAACCATCAGCCTGATATCATTACTGGTTGGAACACAGAGTTCTTTGACATACCTTATCTGTGTAATCGTATCGAACATCTGTGTGGTGAGGATGAAGTCAAACGTCTGTCACCTTGGAGAAGTGTATTCTCCAGAGAAGTGTTTCAGATGGGTCGTAAGCATCAGATATATGATATTCAAGGTATTGCTCATCTAGACTACTTTGACCTGTATCGTAAGTTTACATACACCGCACAGGAATCCTATCGTCTTGACCATATTGCTTTTGTTGAACTAGGTGAACGCAAAGATGGTAATCCATACGAAACATTTAGTGAGTGGTATCAGAAAGACTTTCAGTCGTTTATCGAATACAACATCATGGATGTGGAAATCGTTGACAAACTAGAAGACAAGATGAAACTGATTGAACTGTGTCTGACTATGGCCTATGATGCTAAGGTCAACTACATGGATGTTCTTGGTTCAACGAAGTATTGGGATATACTAATATACAACTATCTGCGACAAAAGAACATTGTGATTCCACAGAAGAAACACAGTGAGAAGGCAGAGAAGTTTGAGGGTGCATATGTGAAAGAACCACAAGTTGGTATGCACAAGTGGGTTATGTCCTTTGACCTTAACTCGTTGTATCCTCATCTAATCATGCAGTATAATATTTCACCAGAGACATTGTATGGCCAAGATAAGGTCAAGGATATGTCTGTGGACAAACTACTAGATAGAAAGGTAGATACTTCTATACTCAAGGGTGTGACACTAACACCCAATGGTGCGTTGTTTAAGACCGATAAACAGGGGTTTCTACCAGAGATCATGCAGACTATGTATGATGATCGTGTAAAATACAAGAAACTCACATTACAGGCGAAACAAGAATATGAAAACACTAAAGACCCTAAACTACTCAAGGATATATCAAAGTATAACAACATCCAGATGGCTAAGAAAATCTCTCTCAATAGTGCATATGGTGCTATTGGTAATGCTTACTTTCGTTACTATGATCTTCTGGTCGCTGAAGCAATTACTACTTCTGGTCAGTTATCCATTCGTTGGATTGAGCGTGCTGTTAATCAGTATCTTAATAAAGTGCTTGACACCACTGACAAGGATTATGTTATTGCGTCAGATACAGATTCAATATATGTTACTTTTGACGAACTGGTTAATAAAGTCTTTCCAGATGGAAAGGAAACTTCAAAAATCGTCACATTTCTGGACAGTGTGGCTAGAGATAAAGTTGAACCGTTTATTGAGAAAAGTTATCAGTCTTTGCATCAGTATGTAAACTCATACGAACAGAAGATGGAGATGTCCAGAGAAGTCATTGCTGACAAGGGTATCTGGACTGCAAAGAAACGATACATTCTTAATGTGTGGAACAATGAGGGTGTCGAGTATAAAGAAGCACAACTCAAGATTATGGGTATTGAGGCAGTCAAGTCATCTACTCCTGCTCCTTGTCGTGAAAAAATTAAACAAGGTCTTAAAATAATTATGAATGGTGATGAGAAAGAACTAAATACTTTCATACAGAATTTTCGTGAGGAATTTATGCAACTTCCACCAGAGGATATTGCATATCCACGGTCAGTAAACGGTTTAGGTAAGTTTAGTGACCCTAATCAAATGTTTGCGAAAGGCGCTCCCATCCATTGTAAGGGAGCAATACTATACAATCATCTTGTCAAGAAGAACAAGCTTGGTAACAAGTATCCTTATATTCAAGAAGGAGATAAGATTAAATTTATTAATCTTAAACAACCTAATCTGTACCAGTGTAGTGCTTTCTCTTTTATTACAAGTTTACCAAAAGAATTAGATATGCACAAGATGATTGACTACGACACACAATTTGAAAAGTCATTTATTGAACCACTTAATGTTATTGTCTCTAAGATTAACTGGTTAGTTGATAGAAGTTATGGAACACAAGGATCATTAGAGGAGTTTTTCACATGATTGATTTTGGTATAACTGTAGCAGTAATAGGATTGTATGTGTGTGCTCATATACTATACTGTAAAGAACTTTGTTACTACGACAAGAGAGGAATAGGTGCTTGGATATTCCTAGAAAAACCAATTCAAAAAAAACATTGACATACAATGAAAATTGTAGTATTATATAAAGATTATATTATGGAGAGAAAAACGTGGAAACATTTTTATGGGTGGAGAAATACCGCCCCAACACTATTCGTGACTGTATACTACCAGACGATCTAAAGAAAACCTTTGGACAGTTTGTTGCAGATGGTCACATACCTAACATGATTCTATCGGGTGGGCCAGGTGTCGGTAAGACAACTGTTGCAAAAGCGATGATTAATGAAATAGGTGCGACATACATGATGATCAATGGTTCAGAAGAATCTGGTATTGATGTCCTACGAACCAAAATCAAGAACTTTGCATCTACTGTATCTCTTGAAGGTGGACGTAAGTATCTAATCATAGATGAGGCAGACTATCTTAACGCACAGTCCACACAGCCTGCATTGCGTGGGTTCATGGAAGAGTTTCACAAGAACTGTGGTTTTATTCTTACTTGCAACTACAAGAACAGACTGATACCACCATTACACTCACGTTGCTCTGTCGTGGACTTTATCATACCATCAGAACAGAAACCTAAACTTGCACAGAGGTTCTTTGCAAGAGTGGGTGACATACTGACTGAAGAGAAGGTAGAGTTTGATCCTAAGGCGGTTGCAGAACTACTCAACAAGTTTTTCCCTGACTGGCGTAGAGTACTCAACGAACTACAACGATATTCTGTGTCAGGTAAGATTGATGCTGGTGTTCTGGTTAATCTATCTGAGACAAACATCAATGAACTGATGATCTCTTTGAAGAACAAGGAGTTTACAGATGTTCGTAAGTGGATTGTACATAATCTAGACAATGACCCTGTTCGCATCTTTAGACGCATCTACGACAGTCTGTATGACCATGTAGACGGTTCTACGATACCTCATGTGGTAGTCATACTTGCAGAGTATCAGTACAAGGCTGCATTTGTATCTGATCAGGAAATCAATCTGCTTGCGTGTCTAACAGAGATTATGGGTCAGGCGAAATTCAAATGAGTATAGACACAAAGAAGATTGCATTTCTAGAAGAGATAGAGGCAAACAACAAGTCTCATTCTGGTGCGACACTAATGGATCATCTCATAGGGGTTCACGATATACTGATGGGATGGGATGCACCACAGTATCTACAAGATGCTGGTTTGTTTCATTCAGTATATGGAACTGTTGTGTTCCAGTATGAAAGTACACAGGATCGGGATGCAGTAAGAGAGTTGATTGGTGAACAAGCAGAAGAACTTGTATGGGAATTTTCTCTACTAGAAATGCCTAGACTTGAAAACATTTATATGATGACTGAAAGTCAATTAAAGGAAGACCTGTTGATACTAACTAAGGCCAATAGTTTAGAACAAAGTCAAAGAAAACCTCTTGCACCTATGATGTCATGGGGAGAAGCATATGACCTATGAGTTAAAAGACTATCTAAACGCAATCAACCATGAGAAGAAGAATCTCATGGACACAGACGATGAGATGTGGGAGAAGAAGTATCCTGCCTTTATCGTAAACAAGTGCATTGCACCATTTCCAGACACTATCCACCTAGTGAATGAGATGAATCTGCACAATCACCTAGACAAGAAACTTCAGTTTGACTTTCTCCTAAATAGTATACGAACAAGGAAACGATTTACTCCTTGGATGAAGGCGAGTAAACAAAAAAATCTAGAGTATGTTAAAGAGTATTATGGTTACAATAATGAAAAAGCAAGGTCAGCTCTTAAAGTACTTAGTGATGAACAGATAAAGGCTATCAAAGATAGTTTGGATAAAGGTGGAAGAAACAATGGAAAGTATTAACTGGTCACAGGAGCAGATGCTAGAGGTCGTACTAAAAGAACCAGACGATTTTCTAAAGATACGAGAGACTTTATCTCGCATAGGTGTCGCCTCCAGAAAAGAACGTAAATTATACCAATCATGTCACATACTGCACAAACAGGGTAAGTACTTCATAGTACACTTCAAAGAACTGTTTGCACTAGACGGTAAGAAGACAAACCTATCAGAAAACGATATCGCAAGACGCAACACCATTGGTAAGTTGCTCGGTGATTGGGGATTAGTGGAAGTAAAAGGTGAATTAGAACCTATTGCACCACTTAGTCAGATCAAGATCATTTCATTCAAAGAAAAGGATGAATGGGAACTTGAGACAAAATACAACATTGGCAAGAAAAGGGAGCTATAATATGAGTTGTATAGAACATGAAATGCTAGACGCATTAAGAAGTAAGTATGATGCAGAATACAGAGAAGCAGCAGTCACTCTTAGAGTGTATCTGAACAATCCTGTTGCAATCGGTGAACATCCTCAACACATAGAAGAGATGGACACACTGATTGACAAGATGGCGACTGCAAAGGACAAACTAGACGCACTTGAAGCCGTCTATCCATCCACACCAGAAACCCCCGAAAAACAAGTCCTAAATGGATGAAGACCCCGAAGTTCTTGCGTCACGACTAAACTCAGTGCTAAACGAGTTAAAAGGAGTGATGCAAGAACGTAAGGATCGTATAGAAGAATTACGCAATCAAATTATCATGTTAGAAAATGATAATGATGACATGGCAAATCGTGTCAACGAACTTATAATGGATGCATTTTAATAATCTATTTTTCCTCTTGACAAAACTGCTAAATAGTAGTATACTTATATTAAATGATTAGAGGATTGCACAGTTGAAATATTTCAGATACACACTAGATGACTTACACAAGTCAGCAGACAAAAAACTATTCAATTACATTACATTCTTTGCTGGTGGCGGTGGTTCGTCATGCGGCTACAAACTTGCTGGTGGCGAGGTCTTATTCGTCAATGAGTTTCAACAAGTCGCAATGGATGACTACCTCGCAAACTTTCCAGATACACCACATCACATTACTGGTGATATCAAAGATGTAACTGGTAAACAAATCATGGAAATGACAGGACTCAAGGTAGGTGAACTAGACCTACTTGATGGCAGTCCACCTTGTCCACCTTTCTCAATGTCTGGTACTAAACAGAAGGGTTGGGGTAAGGAGAAGACAGCCTATGGTATGAAACAAAAGAATATTGAAGATTTGACTTGGGAACAGATTCGTATCGCTGGTGAGATGATGCCAAAGGTAATCGTGTGTGAGAATGTCAAAGGTTTGACTATGGAGTATGCATCTGAACACCTTGCACGAATGGTCAACGACTTTGAAGCACTAGGTTATACCACTGTTTACAAGGTGCTCAAGGGTCATGAGCATGGTGTACCACAAAAACGTGAACGTGTGTTCATCGTGTCAGTTAGAAACGATGTACTTGACGCAATCAATATGCCATTCATGTGTGTAGCGGGTGAAGTGTTCCCTGCCCCTGAGTCAACCTTTGTTGACATTCGTGGTGCGATTGATGATCTCCAACTAAATAATGAGAACAAAGTAGAGGCACACGAACTCGTAGAAGCGATGAAAAAGAGTGCAAAGTGGA